TCAAACACCGCAGTTAGTTTGAAATCAGGCCCCCTGGCTGAACTAGTCAATTTGGGGAAGTAGCCACTATCAGCTTACCAGATACCTGCGGTACTGAATAGTGGTGAAGTCCATTTTTCGGTCGTCGTCACGTTCTAAAATATACCTATCGGCATACTCTACCCATGAATTCGGCACCAAGTCAATGACTTCAGGCAGATCGATTTGGTCAAGATCGTTCTTCTCCCTAAGGTACTCCTCGATCTTAAGTTGTAAAGGAATGTCAATCCCATACAACCTTTCAACAAGGACCCTTGTACCCATACCTACCTCCTTGATAGGGGCTGAGAGCTCATCGCGATGTCTTGGATCTCTAAAATAGGCTTCGGCTTCTAAATACTTTTCCCTTTCATACATGTTCAAATCACGACGTGAGTTAATAAACTGTCGTACATTATATGATCGTGTAACACGAAGTCCATAACGAGCAAGTTCAGCTACGATTGGACAACCGGGATATGCATGAGCCAATGACAAAGACTTACATCTAATAAGTTTTGCTATTGTCTTCTTACTAGCATTAGCGTATTTTTGTGAAGTCCACCCAAAAGAGGCAAGAATCTTCCTAGGATCAGAAATGACTTCCCTGTCATCTTCATCAAACAAAAGCCCACAGAAAGAAGCATCAGAAATCTTCTTGAATACTTCTAATTTAATATTAAAGCCTAAGTCCGTAAAGTCCTTCGTAGAGGGAACTTTTCCAATCTTATATCGGAATAAACCGTCATCACCTTCAACAACACCCACAGGGACTCCATACCCATACAGACGAGAGATAGTTCTCATGAAAATCAGATTAGAGAGTCCATTACCCAATGAAGTGTTCATCTCGCCGGACATTCGGCGCGCTTGGATCAATATTTTGAAATACTTATCAGAACATCGATTAAGCCCTTGAAGAACTTCCCTCATAGTATTATATACCTCAGGGTAATGTTTAAGCATATGTTTATAGAATACAAACTCACATGCCTCCATCATCTCTTTTGTGAAGTGAGATTCAAATGATGAAAAGTCGGTTGCGACGTAAATATAACCGTCCCCATAAAGCCGACTATAAATATAATCAGCCCTGTCTCTGACCGGGACGTGTTTGATAAACTCTGGGAGTTGATCGGAATATACAACATCTTCCATATGTTTGAAGTACGGACCAAAATATAATTTTGCTCCATCGTCCCTCGCCCATATTTCTCGCACCTGCTTCCAGTCTACATAGTGTTCATCTTTCATAAATCCTTTTATCATAAAATGAACTAACTGGCCAAGCTTGTTTCTATCCAGGAAGGATCTAATCTCTTTTAGTTTCTCTAAGAGTTGATCCTTACGCCACTGCGGATAGTTCGTGCGTTGGAGCCATTCTTCAGGAGTCATTGCTGCATCCTTCGGAATTGGTTTAATGTTTCTCTCCTTGATGAGTATACGCATCTCCTCACTTATCAAGCGTAAAAATGTTTTAGTGAAATCGGATGGCAATGGTTGACCCATCCGCTTAAGAATACCGTCACGTCTAGTATACGGACAACCCGGATCACCATGTGGTAATGTCACACCCTTCAGCGAAGGACCCATGTCTCTGGCAACAGGAGCCCTCGGTAAGTTAGTGTCATACTTAGTGAATCCTAAGATCCTAAGGTCATCTACTCGCAATTGAGGCGCCTCTAATAATATCTCATTAGATCGGTACCCAAATGCTAGACGTAGTCTACCCGGACGGTTTAGAAGTTTAAAGGAAGCGCACGAACAGCCTTGCGGTCCGCCCGAATCTTCCATGCACTCATGATAGCCAGTGCAATTCTGAACGTGTTCTGGTCAATATTAACTCCGGAAATATTGTCCCGCCTATCCCTATTGATAGATGAATTTTGAGCAATGCAGCGAACCATTCTCTCTTTAATTACATCAAGAGAATCACCTGGACGACATTTGTCTGAACCAAGAAGCTGTGACAACAATTCATTATCAACAAGTAATTGAGCAGTTCTCAACTTCCTAAAGGAATGATTGCAAATATTTCCCTCCTCACAACGACTACATTTAAAAAATTCATACGTATAATATGAAAGCTTCCTGTAGTGATCGAAGTCTCCCTGCCTATGAACATCGACTCTTCTATCTTCATTATCAACGATGGTGTGTTCTCCACTGGACCACATTTTAAGATATGTGAAGCGTCGGCGAAAGCCCATAGCAATAAAGCGCGCAAGGATAAATAGTATCAGGAAATAAAAAATCCCTAAATCAATCAAATTGCATTTAAATATCATTAAATGAATACCACGTGCTAGCCAATTAACTGCTGTAAACAGAAAATTGGTGTTCAAAGCCCGATCGACTGAATATAAAAATATCAGACGAGCGGCACATAGCGTTACAAACCACGAAGTCAACCACAGTTCAGAATGTGAGAATCTGAAGATCTTTACCGTATTTCTAACTGGTCTGTACAACCACTTAATCTTAGTGAAATAGGAAAGAGATACCATAGCCAATCCCGAGGGGATAATAAATGTGCATGAATCGATAGGTGAAAGCACAAAGATACAAAATAGTGCTACAACCATCCAAGTAACGAACAAAAAACTTCTATCAACATAAGGAACACTCATATATTTAATTTTCCCTTCCAAATGAAATGGATCCTGCTCTTTCTGTTTGGGTGCAGCAGTCAACTTGTTGAGTTTCTGTTGATTTTCAATCAAATTGATACTGTCACGAACCTTCTCAATGTCAGCTCGGACTTGATCTTGGCCAGGATAGAGAGGCGGTTTGGGACCGTTAGAGTTATTATTGTTGTTATTGTTATTGTTGTTATTGTTGTTATTGTTATTGTTAGAACCAGAATTAGGTTTCTTACCAACTTTCTTGCCTTGTTTTGCTCCGAGAACACGATTCTCAGGAAAATAAGTACTTCCATCGTTTTGGATCAAGGTAATGGGCACTCTCAAATATTGCAGATGCTTACCATTGACAAGAAGAACATTAGTAATACGCCTATTATCAGAAAATAAGACAACTTTAGAATCGTCGTCATCTTCAATGAGTCCTAAGCACCACGTTTGTGGTAATTTCAACTTATACAAAACACTGTGAAGACAACTGTCTTGGAATTTGAGCCCCAGCTGAGGAAACTGCTGGGACATGGCAAAAACACAGTCGTTAACAGGATCAAATTGACTAACAGCCAGTTTGAATAGATCCTGAGTTGAGACTCTTCCAGTGTACTCCGTACAGATAGCCATCTCATGTCCTAAATAGTCCATGCTATCACGTCTGTCCGGGAAAGTAGGCTTTAAACCGACAAATTTTTCAACGTTCAACTTTCCAGTTTTCTGTTGTAAATGGCGGTAGCCAAACAAAAACTCATCCGAAAATGAGTGTAATTTGTCATGCTGTTCACACTTAAACACGTCAACTTCAACGAGATGAACGTGATAGTCTTCTAACACGACAGCAACCCCTCTCAAACACACAGGACCAGAAACATAAGCTTTAGTCCATCGAGTTGGTTTTCTGATGATGGGAATATTATTCGCAATCAACCAAGGTACCAAATTGGAGGTAGTGTTGAGATAAGGAACTCGAAACTTCAAGTCATAAAAATGTTCAAATAAAGTGTCGAGATTATTCCAACAGAAACGGCTGGAATTATAACTTCTCTTGATTCTTACTGTAAGACGGTAACTCGTTCTTGCTGAAACATGAGAAGTAGGGTATGCGAGTTCGCAGAGATAATCATATACAATTGCTACATAATTGTCCCAAACAAATCCACACATTAAAAGGTCGATCATTTTAATGACATACTCTAGAACCCAAAGATATACAAGTTCCAGGCGCATGATAAGTGATAAAATCACCATTCTTCGAGCGAAATGATCTAAACGAGCAAGAAGAAAGACTACACGGATGATGCAGATTAAAATTAAAAAATAAATAATATAAACGATGGATGACTTGTTTCCCTGATCTAATAAGTTGAAGAAATTCATTGGATTCGGTAAAATAGTGAATACATAGTTGAATACATAGTTTATAAATATATATATATCAAAATGGATTTGTCAAATAATAAGATTTGATCGTCTCTGCTGACCTCGACGTTTAAGAGGATTCCAGACCCCTAGCATGCAACCGTCATCCCTAATTAGTATACATGCCCCACACACGACGCAGACAATCCGGTTTTCCTGGAGAACCTAGTTTACCTCCAAAGACCCGTAATCCGTTAATGGTGACTTATAAGTGGTACCCAGGAAGGGACACCCTTGGATTATATGACTCATACCGCGTTACTGGCCGGAAATTACCATCGCATAAGAAAGCTCCCCTCGAGGACTCGCGAATCGATCCGTTTTTACGTACATATAACTGGAAGATGTTTAACCCAAGTGCGCAAGCGCCACGTTGTATCATACAGTACCGTCAAATCTTTTTCTCTAACGAGAAATCCACTCCCGATCAAAGTCGAGATTAATGATTTTCCCCAGCCGAAGCCGCTGCCTAAGACAGTAGAAATTTGGGCGTCATTCCGCCATACCCAGTCTAGTTACAGAATCTGCCATGGTTAAGAAATAGCTC